AGGACCAGAAAAAGTAGTTGTAGCCATTTAGATCTCCTGTCGTGGCTAGTGTCAGATCCACAATGAATCTGTCAGGGACTTACGCATAGTACCCTAAAAAAAAGGGGGCCGCAATCGCGGCCCCCAGTGGGGAGGATTTTTGTGACCTTACGCGGCGCCGGGTGAACCGAACACACAACGTGGGTCAGAGAAGCCGAAGCTGTAACGCTCACGAGCCTTGAACCGCATGTTGCCGGTATCGAAATCCGGATCCATGTTGGTTGCAAGCGGCATACGCTCGAAGTGCTTCAGGCCGTTAGGTGCATCCGTCTTGATGAAGAACGCATCTGTGTCGGTCAGGTAGTCGTTGACTACGTAGCCTTCTGGAAGCATGCCCATGCTCTTGAGGGCGTTAACATCGTTGTCAGCAGTGCCGACGCGGAGGTTAGACACCATCAGGCGCTCTGCTACAAACTGAAGCTGGCGTGGAACGATCAGCTTCATGCCACGAAGGGCAATGACAAGGCCACGCTCATCGACGAAACCAGCGATGCTGATTAGTGCGTCTTCGAGAGAAGTCTCGTTCAGGTCTGCGGCAGTACCCGGCTCGTTGGCAAAAGTGCCACCGTTTGTCAGCGGGTGTGAAGCATCGCAAAGTGCCACACCGTCACCACCGGCAGTTGCGCCTGCGGTAAACGCAGAGTTAAGAACAGAAGCTGCCTTAACCTGCTTGGTGTGCGCCATTGAACGTGCCAGAGCACGAGTGTAGCGAGATGCCAGGCGGTCATAGAGATTGTCTTCTACAGCTTCCTCGGTGATCGAGAAACCCATAGCAACAGTCTCGTGTGTATACCGTGCGGTATACGCCTCTTGAGCGTCATCGAACGAGATACCAGCACCTTCGTTCTTAACCGGTGCGGCTCCGAATCCGGACAACATCACTTCTTCCTCGAATGCCCGATCTGATGCCTCGGTGTCGAAGATTTCGGAATGCTGACCCTCGTAGCGATTGTACTCCATACCAAAGAGGGCATTGAGGCCAGGCTCAAGCTCTTTAGCGAGTTGTGCGCGAGAAATAGCCATAACTAACTACCCTCCTTACGATGCTGCCGCTTCTGAGTCAGCGCCCAGAAGTGCATGGTTGTTGATCATTACAATCATCGGAATGCCAGCGGCAGCGAAGTCTTCATTCTCAACGTCGGCTTGAATGCCCACAATCTTCAAAGGAAGAGATGTGTTGCTTGAGTCGAGAGTGGCGACATCCATTTTAGCACTGGAGTTACCGGTGGTTGTGCTGCCGCTTGCACCGCTATCAAGCTGAGTATTCTCGAAGATAGAAGCGATTGCAGTAGCGCGATCTGTGAAAGTAGCGTCTGTAGCAATTATGAAACGCTGCATCGGGTTGTCGTACACGTGTCCGATAATATCGAAGTTTGTGTCGGCGCCCGAACCAGGCCAGTAATTGGAAAAGACCTTCTTACCAGTAGTGGAAGAAACATACTCACAGCCAGCGAACACACCAACGTATTTAACAGTGTCACCGGTAGCAGAACCAATGGCGATTTCACCACCATTTACAGCTTTAACCGGAGAACCCTGAAAAATCGCGGAGGCACCACTGTCGATGAAGTATGCATTAGTACCGGAAGTAGCTGGAGTGCTACCCGCAGTATTTATCGGCTTTAGGCCGAATGCAACATTGGCGTTTGCCATCTGTTCACCTCACAGGTTATTCGGGGGAGTTTTTCCCACCGAAGGTTACACGACTTTTCCTATCGTTGTGGATAGGCATTGAGGGATGTTGTTCCCTCATAAGGTTTTCATCAACGGCTTTCATTTGATTGCGGGTCTGCTCCCGATAGTATTCAGTTCTTTCCTCGACCGTTTCTTCAGGAATACGGCACAGCATAAGACCGCCGACACCAATAACTCCTGCATTCTTCCCCTCTTGGATCACTGGGTAGCGATCTCCCATGTCGGGATACTCGTCAGCACGTACTGGTTCCCAGCCTTCACGCAACTTAGAGTGTACGTTAGTCAGGTCATCCTCGCCGCGAAGAGCGGTTCGAACCCAACGATGCTTAAAACCGATTGGTGCATCAGGTGCATCCAACTTGGATGGGGGTGCCCAGGGCTTACGCCGCTGAGTGTTTGCGCGACTCTTTGCTTCGCGTGTAGTTCTTTCAGCCATTTCTTACTCCTTTACGTACTTAGCATATTCCTCGAGCGGAACATTCAATCGTTTCGCAATCGCAATCTGCGATGGAGTCAGTTTGACTGTTCTGCGCCCCTTTGACGACGACTTGGAAGCCGTGGACCCAGCAGAAGCGACTCTAGGTCCAGTGTCGCGTTTTGTCTCCGCAAACTTATGCGGGAACTCCGTGCGAACACGTTTGTCAAGTTCACTATAGTAGTCATCCGACGTGGGGTCAAACCCCTCTTCTTCAATAAGTTGCCGGTGAATACCAAAAGCTGCGTATGTCATGGTCTGGTCATTGCCAAACCAATCATTTTTAGATGCCCACGCCTCGGCCTTCGGATCAGGTTTAGCCTGCGGCTGCTGCGCCTGTTGCTGCACCGGTTCTTCTTGCACAGGCTGCTGCTGTCGTTCTTCGTTACGACGCTTGGCTTCCTGATACCGAGCCTGCTCTAACGCAATCTGACTAATGCGCTGCTGGGCATCAAACATCCCGTCTGCGTCACCCTCTTCATACGCTTTCTTGTACGACTCTTTAGCAGCCGCCGCATCAGCTTCAACACGACTACCAAACTCGCCAACAAAAGACTCGTCTAGTTTGGTCAAACGGCTTTTTAAATCCTCGTTCTGCTTTTGAACCGCTTCCGCATATTCAATCGCAGCCTGGCGCTGCCGTTCTTCTTCACGGAATCTGTTTGTTAGCTTCGATATCCGCTTTTGAACGGATTCTGAATACTGCTCTAACTCATCTTCCTTGCCTTCAGAGTCAGCCGCCTCTTGCTCTGCTTCAGGCTGCTCCTCTACCGGCTCGACCTCGATATCCTCGGTCTCAGGAATTTCTACGTCCTGCTCTTCTGCGAGATTGTTTTGCATACTATGCTCCGTATGTCTTGATATCGTCTGGATCGACGATTGTTGCAATGACCTCATCGTCATTGATGATGCGAACCTCGCCACCTTCAATTTGGAAACGCGATCCGGCGTAACGACCAATACAAACCCAGTCGCCCTCTTTGCACCACGGCTCGGAATCAGGACCAAATTTGTCCTGATCCTGATAGGCTAGAGGACCAACCTTAACCACATATGCCACAACAGTGGCTCGTGCTTCTCGGTCCTTGGCTTGATCGGGAACGTATATCCCGCCCTCAGTCTTGTCCTTGCCTTTATACGGCATAACAAGAACTCGCCAACCAGTCGGTTGAGGAACTCTTTCTAGGGCGGTTTTTTTAGAGGCTTCTTCTTCAGCTTTTTTCTTGGCTTGCTGCTGCCGGAGAACGTGATCAGGGACTAGAAGCGTCGTCATAATTCACCTTTTTTAGCAGGGCGCGTAATTCTTCTAGCGCGTAAGTGATCCCCTGAATCTCACTTACCATAGCACGATATGATTCCATATCAGATGCGCCACCGCTAGTCAGGGAGATGCTAATATCATCTACCCGGTTTTGCAAGGTTTTCTGATACCTTGATAGAAAATCTACGATATCCATTATGCCATCATTTTTTCATCTGTTATGGGGCCACCAGAGACCCATGCATTACAGACACGCATTGAAGCGCATTTAAACTTTAAAAACTGACAGTACCCAATGTCGCCGGCCTCAACAGATTCAAAAGGATCCGCGCCATCATCCATGCCAATACCCTTGGCGATGCAGTCTTTTATGCGTGAGGTAAGATTAAAAGCAGCGCAGTTGCCGCAGCGGCTTTCTTTCGCTGCCTCTATGTCCGTGTTAAATGTGTCAGCTATGCTTTGCCAAAAGCTGTCATTCTTGCCGGTGTCATCAAGGTTTGGATTCAACGGGCCGTAACCATATTCATCAATAGCTTTTTGTCTGTTTTCTAGGTTGAGATCGATGTCCTGCGTAGCGGCAGGACAAGACTCCCCCTCACCACCGCCCGCATTAACCATACGATCAACAGGCATGCCGTCTTGAATCTCTTTCGCCAGATCTAACCCGTCAGGAATTATTTTGATTTCTATCTTCATCGGTAAAGTGGAAACCTTTCTAAATAAGCTTCAAGAAGATTATCCGGAGATAACGCTTCAGTTCCTGTCGCGATACTTGAGTTTTGAAATCTACGGTCCTGATCAGTGCCCGGAAAATCAAAAACACCTTGAATTGTTGTCATTTCGGGAG